CCCGTGAGGGGCCCCGGCGCAGTGCAGTATCTGTCCTGGTGTTAAGCCCATTATCTCCCCTTTCCGGGGGGAGAAAAGCTTTACACCACAGATTCAGGGGAATTAACCCCTGGAGACCAGAAGGAGCTCTGGTGTATCCTTGTCGGTTGTTCGAAAACGGCCTATACCCTTTTTAGGGTATCCGGCCGGCCTCTACACAGATAGGTACTATGCGTCCCGAACGGGTTTACCGAACGGGATGCCTAATACTACTACTGTGCAGAAAGCCAACATACCGACATGGCTACAAGGGACTCAGGTGACTGAGTCCGAGAACCATCCTGAGTGGCGGCGTAATCCGTCCCACTCAGGGGATATAGGTGGAGACTTCTTCACTCAGAAACAGTGGGCCTATGCGTCAGATAATCTGATTCATGAGTTCACTACTGAGTTTAGAGACTGGACACCTGGTACCGTTTACAAGACCACTTGGCGTGGTCCTCTGTATCCGGCGCTGGATGCCGTCGTCGGTGGTCTTCCTTTCCCCCCGGCTATTAACTCAAGTACTTCTGTACTTGAAGCCTGGGGTACTAAGGCTATCACCGAGTGTGCTCCTACCAAGCCTACGGCGAACCTAGCAACTGCGTTGCTAGAGCTTTACCATGATGGTCTACCCAAGTTGATTGGGAAAGACCTATGGATGTCTACGTTGGACGGTATCCGGCACCTTCCCAAGGCGCTGGGTCACGAACATCTAAACATCCAGTTTGGTATCAATCCTCTTGTCAATGACATTGCGGACTTTGTTAAGACCGTCGTGCATTTGGATAAGCTGATTCATCAGTATATCCGCGACAATGGGAACGTTGTTCGTCGTAAATGGTCCTTTCAACCAGAGGTTAGCGATCAGTCTATTATCATCAAGGATAAGGTCCTTCCTATGGGACCCAATGTCCGTGGTGATGTTTATGACTTTTCGCTGCCCGTCACTGGGTCAATTTCCAGGCGTCGTGAGACGCGTGTGAATCGTTGGTTCGTGGGTGCGTTTGTGTATCACTTGCCGAGTACTTTTTTCGCGCAAGTGTATACTCCATTCGCAGCCAACTGGCAAGTCGCCAGGCGTCTGCTTTCCGCAGACCTTACCATCGAAACACTCTGGGAACTGGCTCCGTGGAGCTGGGCTGTCGATTGGTTTTCCAATGTTGGCGCTGTATTAAGCAACGCCGACGCTTGGGCCAATCAGGGCCTGGTTATGAAGTATGGGTATATCATGGAACACTCAAGTGTTCGTGATACCTATACTCACATCGGTCCTACGAACCTTCGTGGTTCGTACACCGGTCGTCCCTCTCAGCTCATTACGGTCACTGAGACCAAGATGAGGAGGAGGGCTAACCCCTTTGGGTTTGGACTTACCATGAGTGGTTTGTCCTTCACTCAGAAGTCCATCCTTGCCGCGTTGGGTCTTTCCCGATTGCGGTAAGTAGGTACTGTCTGTACCAAACGCCAATGGGGCCTACCAAGGCCCTAGGAGTGATGCCTATGTCATTGTCCGATCCCCAATCCATCACCATTAGTGCGGCGACGACTCCCCTCCCGAGAACTTTCTCGTCGGGGGACGAGTCGGCGTACACTTCGGCCGATGGGTTGATCAAGATGTCGATTAGCCACTCCCTTGTCAAACAGGGGAGGGCGAGGCGACTCTTGCGGATCGACCATTCGAAATTGACCTCTGATCCGTTCAAGCCTTCGGAAAACGTGAAGGTGTCGATGGCGAATTACATCGTCTTCGATCTTCCGCCCGCGGGCTATACGAACGCAGAGGCCCTCGCGGTGTATCAGGGCTTCAAGGCCCTGTACACTACGGGATCCGATGCGATCATCTCCAAACTTCTTGGAGGTGAGTCGTAGCGAGCAGAGAGGTAGACCACCTCACTGGCCGCGATCGTTCTGAGAACGACACCGGGATAGACATTAACATTTCCATTAGCTATAAAACGCTAGCGGGTGCTTTTGCCTTCTTTGGTGTTGCCTCTCGAATGGTTGACTGGATAATTAATGTCTTGACATGAATTATCCGGTGGCTGATCTCTGAAAGGAGATTCACTCCGTGGTTACTAGTTATTGGTGCTTGATCTTATGTGTGATAGATCCCGGTAAGGGAGTCATACATAACGAACAGCATCTGGTAGAATATATATTCTGCCACAACTAGTATGCAATGACATCAGGCTAGGCATTCGGTTACCTCTTTCACAGAAAGGGGGTCGATGAAAAGGCTGATGTCACTCTGGTCCCGAATCGCTGAGGAATCAGCGGTTCAATGCTGCACATGCGCCAACCGCGACATTAATACCGTCGCAGTTCGTGTCAAACATGAGGGGTTATCGTTTTTGACGATAACTCTACCTGACTTTGGGAAGGCCATCCAAAAATGGCTTGACCAAGGTAAGGTGGGAATCCACCCCTCTTTCCTGACGGAAAGAGGAGGAAGTCTCCCCCGATTTCTCGGAGGTTTCTTCTCCCGTGTGTTTGACAGGTGTAGTGGCTTGTTGCTTGAGGATCCCTGCATCGCCTCAATTCGAGCTCTACGTCAACTTACGTTGATGTTTAGCAAGATGGAGTTGCCGTGCTCCCCAGCACGTCAACGAAAGGCGGTTAGCAATTTCCTCAAGTGTGAGCAGGAAGTCCGCGAACTTGATAGCGGGCTCTGTGGTAGCGATATCACAGAATTTACCGCTGTCTCAAGTATGCTTTTTGGTCGAGTTTTCGATCATGTCGACAGAGATGTCTATTATGATCGTCTCGTTCCGAGGCATGGTCCAGGATCAACAGCCGACGGGATTTCCGGAAACGGTAAATTCCGTCAATCTGTCTGGACCTCACGGCTCGAAGCGGTTTTCGCCGCAGGTGAGCATCTTCTTCCAAACTGGAGGTATAACCTTCAGCTTGAGGAGATTGACTTCCTCGAACCCGGTCAAGAGTTGCCTGTTAAGGTTACTCTTGTTCCTAAGACGTTGAAAACACCTCG